ATTTCTTGGTAATGTTCACGCGCATTTACTGCTTCAACTGGAAAAGATGTTAGCAATTTTCCATATTCGTCGGATGTCGACCATGCGAATTGCCTATACAGACTCTGTGTTCGCAACATTCCATAAAGTTCATTTCCAGTTCTCTTAAGCACACTAGGCTTCTTTCCTTTCTGATCAAGTCTCATACTTAGGAGCTGATCATCAATGTTTGTTCCAGCTGACATAGTTTCCATGTACCTTGGCACCACCATTATTCTGGCTGTGGGATCCATAGGTTTGTCTTCATCACTTGTCTTGCGCATCGCATGCATCATTTTCTCAATATCCTCCAATGTTCCAACAATTGGAGCGGCTGCACTTGAATTTACCGCTTCTGATATTAGACCCTGCTGATCAACTGCTAAAGGTAGCATGTTACCGGCAACGCGTGATGTCAAAACAGCGTTTTCAAATGATATTAATACGCTGATATCAATGGCTGGAGTAGTTCCAGTTGGTGCGCCCAACGGTGCCACCTCAGTTAGCACTAGTGTGCCTATGTAGAGTCCTGTTTTACTATCAAACATGTTGTCATGATTCGTGATCATTCCGTTGTGATGATTAAACGGTATCCTCAATTCTGCGTGATTCGCTGACCCAGGTCTTATCGTCACCCTGTGTCCTTGTGACATTGCGTACTTATTATAACGACTTTCAATATTTTTGTCTGCTCTTGCTCCGTAATAAAACTTAGCATACAACATTCCAGACAAAAATTTTTGTGCAGGTGCTGCAAATCTGATGACCATATCGGTTCGCTGCATCCTGTTGACACGCCATTGCGCCATGATTAAACTATCACACGGCGTCGGCTGTGTTTCTCGCAGTGCTACGGGTAAATCCCACTTCTTCACTGCGGCCCCATTTAGTCCATTCGCTCTCCAATGTACTACATCCAATTGTATCCATCTTTCCGAAAGTTGCTGTGGTCGGAAAGCTGGCTCTGTTGACATATCTTCAACCGGCATGTCAAGATGTTCATGTGTTGTCTCATCTTTATCAATTGCGACAGCGGCAACGATACTGGTGCTATTTAGAGACACTGTGCTAGGTTCTTCAACATCCGCTTGTTGTTCTCTCTCCATAACTAGCATATTATGGAGAAGCTCTGAAATGCATGCTGCTTCGGCATCACGCTTATTCGCACTCCACGCTGTTCCACAAACGTCTTTAAAAACTCCTGAACAAATAATCATTGCAAAATACCACGTTCCGTCATGTTGCATTTGATTACCCGCACATTCGTATTTACTGCATGTAATAGTGTGATAAAGTGTGTTGTCCAAAGTCGCTAGTTCATTCCATGTTCCTTTATTCGTCAGATAATACTCCTCAATAAGTCCTCGACGTAATTTCTCCTTCATATTATCTGGCGCTTCAAAACTTGCAGGACTCCCGATCGTAATATTAGGCCACTTTGCTTGAATGATTTTAGCACAAGCTGTTTGGCCATGATATTTTTCAATTAAATCCATGATTTTCTTTTCCTTCGTTTGTTTGTTATTGGCTTTAATAGTTTCGATCGCTTTATAGTTATTCATTTTTGTTGTCTGCATATTTAGTTTTGAAGTTTTCCTACACCCCTTCTTCTCGAGACGGGCCTTCCCCGCATGCTGGTCGGACAGCAAACGCTCCCCAGGACGCCTAGATTACGTATGACACGGGTTAATAATCTAACATAATTCCAATTTGAGACGACCACACTGATGTTGTTAGTGTAGGCACCACTACGTCTGAAAACTTACAACTTTCCGCTTTTCAGAAATACGTGCTTTCGGCCAGGTGGAGGGCTACTACTCCCTTGATCCACCCTCTTTCATATTACTTGCGTCGTAATGGCTTAGAAATATATCATTCATTAACATAGCACGTATAGTCATATACTTTTTGATTTTATGGGTTTTCCTTTTTATTGTTGTTCCCTAATGGAATGCAACATAGATATTGTAATTATAAAAATTACCTATTATATATATTTTGTTGAAAACTTCCTCGATGTCCAACCTTAAAAAGGATGGAATCTCACCAAGAAAACATATACATACGACAGATAAACTGACGTATG